GGACAGCATACATACCCCGGATTGATTGCTGAAATTATCGGGGGGGCACTGGTGAAGTCTTTATAAAACAAGGAGCAAAAGCCGCTATGAAGCTATTTATGGCGGGGGGGGTATCAGGCAACCTGAAACCGCTCTGGAAAGAAACCTGCCGAAGGATGGCAGAAGGTCAAGCGTTTACCAACGCCACGGAGGATGCAATGAAAATTTTCCTGGCGGAGGAGGGAGTCAAGACATTGGATACACGACGAACTCCTCGAGAACGTAAAAAAAAACGAAACTCGGAGAATGATATGCGGATCTTTCTTGCGGGGGGGCATATAAACGGAAAATACCAACAACTCAAGGATTATCAAAGCATAGATAATTATCGCCCTTACATTCTGGAGTCCTTTTTTTATGCGGACGAAGACACAGAACGGCTGATCCCGCACTTCGGGGATTTCCTGCTCGACAGCGGAGCATTTACTTTTATGCAGGGAAAGGGCGGTTCCCCGAATTGGGATGAATACATTGAGCGATATGCAGACTTCATAAATCGAAACAAGGTTCAGAAATACTTTGAATTGGATATCGATGTTGTTGTCGGTTATGAACGTGTAAAGCAGTTTCGGGCAAAATTGGAAAAGCTGACAAACAAGCCTTGTATCCCGGTTTGGCATCTTTCCAGAGGTTTGGACGAATATAAAAGGATGTGTGATGAATACGGGTACGTTGCGATCGGCGGTATTGTCAGCGGTGAGATCAGGAAAGAAAAGTACGGTGCATTTCCTGCACTCATTGGCGAAGCTCATAAACGAGGGGCTAAAGTACACGGGTTGGGATTCACAGCTCTGGACTGGCTAAAAACCTGTCATTTCGACAGCGTTGATTCAACGGCCTGGACAACCGGAAACAGGTTCGGCTTCCTGTACTACTTTGACGGAAAGACCATGCGGAAAAAGGATGCTCCGGCAGGTCACCGGATCGGAGCCAGCAGGGAAGCCGCCCTGAATAATTTTACTGAATGGCTGAAATATCAGCAGTATGCGGAGAAATATTTATGAAAGCAGTAGTTCTTTTATCCGGCGGGCTGGACTCTTCCACCTGCCTTGCTGTTGCACTGAAAAAGTATCCCGCACGTGAAGTGCTGGCTATCAATATGTATTACGGCCAGCGACATGACCGGGAGATGCGTTCTGCGCAGGATATTGCGCGATATTACGGGGTTGAACTGATGGAGCTGGATTTATCCATGATCTTCAGCAGAAGCGATTGTAGCCTGCTTAAAACCTCAAAAAACGCTATTCCAGAAGGAAGCTATGCGGAGCAGCAGAAAAATGACCCCGGAAAGCCGGTCAGCACATACGTGCCGTTCAGAAACGGGCTGATGCTCTCTGCTGCCGCCAGTATTGCGGTCAGCATCGGAGCAGAGGAAATCTATTATGGGGCGCACGCTGACGATACGGCCGGGAACGCATATCCGGATTGCTCTCCTGAATTTACGGAAGCAATCAACCGGGCAATCAGATACGGAACGGACGGACAGGTGGAAGTTATCGCACCGTTCATCCGAAAAACAAAAGCTGACATTGTTTATCAAGGAACTATGCTCGGCGTACCATATGATCTTACATGGTCATGCTATGAAGGCGGGGAGCATCCCTGCGGAAAATGCGGAACCTGCATTGACCGAAAAAAAGCATTTGAAGCAAACGGGTTAAAAGACCCGGTGCAATAAAAGAAAGAGGTAGGAAACACCTATGAAAAAAACCAATTCAAACCTGATCGGAATCAACATGGTATTCGTTGTTGCCCTGGTTATCTCCAATGTAGTAACGGCAAAACTGTTTGCGACCGGCATCACTCTTTTCGGATCTCCGCTGGCACTCCCAGGCGCGGCTCTATGCTATGCAATCACCTTCCTGTCAACTGATGTTATCGGTGAAATCTGGGGAAAGAAAGAAGCAAACCGGACGGTCAGATGGGGATTCGTTGGACAGGTGGTGGCGACACTCTTGATCGTCATGACACAATATCTCCCTGCCGCAGATTCGGAAGCCCAGGCGGCATACGAGCGTCTGCTTGGTCAGAACTGGATTTTCGTCATTGGCTCCATGGTTGCGTACTTCGCATCCCAAAGCTGGGACGTGTTTTTCTTCCACAAGATTCGTGATAAGTTCATTGCAAAGCATGGTAGCACTGCCGGAGGCAGGTGGATTTGGAACAACGCCAGCACAATGACCAGCCAGATTATCGACACGGTGCTATTTATCGGTATCGCTTTCGGTCTTGGTTTCGGCTGGCTGTTCGATAAGGCGATGTGGCCGAGCCTTGCAGGAATGATGATCGGACAGTATGTCCTGAAATTCATCCTCGCTGCTCTGGACACTCCCTTCTTTTACCTGCTGACACGAAAACGGGGGTGATTCCCATTGGTAGCGTAGACTGGAACGCTATCCGGGCAGAGTATATCGGCGGCGGAACAAGCTACCGAAAGCTGGCGAAGAAATACGGAGTCAGCATCAACGTTCTTTCTCCCAGGGCAACCGTTGAAGGATGGGTTGCCATGCGGAAAGAGGCTGAAACCAAAGCCACCGCAAAAGCACTGCAAAAAACAGCCGATATTGCCGCAGATAACGCTACCATTGCCGCCAGGATCAAAACCAAACTTCTCCGCAAGCTGGAAAGGGAAATCGATGCCCTTCCGGATATGATCGGAAGCGAAACCCGGAACAGCGTAACAGAGAACGAGTTTTCACAAGATGGCCGGAGAATACAGAAGGTCAAGGAAGCGGCAAAGTCCTTTAAACTGCGTGACCTTGCGGCGGCATATAAAGACCTAACCGCTGACATGATCCAGACCGAGCAAACCGGGAACGAACTGCTCCAAAGCCTGCTCGACCTTGAAAGAAGGGCTGAATCATGATCGAGTGGGGAACCAAACAATCCGACCTGATCATGAAACCTTTTGACCGGACTCTTGATTGGCTGGAGGGAACACCCAGAAGCGGAAAAACAACCGCTGGAATTATGCGTTTTGCCCGTCACCTGATACGGAGCCGGGACAATATTCATCTTGTGACGGCTTATTCAGCAGAACAGGCTTTCCGGCTGATTATGGACGGGGACGGCATGGGCCTTTTGCATATCTTCAAAGGTCATTGCAGAACAAGCCATGATGACAGCGGGGCGCACTTGCTGATTCACCTTCCGGACGGTGATAAGAAAGTATACTGGAAGGGCGGCGGAAAGGCAGACAGCCATAAAGCTATAACCGGTATGTCGCTCGGAAGCGTTTATTTCTGCGAAATCAATCTGCTGCATGATAGCATGGTGCAGGAATGTTTCCGCAGAACCTACGCTGCCAAAGATCGCTGGCATATTGCCGACCTTAACCCACCTTCCCCGGCTGATCCTTGCATCAAAAACGTGTTAAACGTGCAGGATTGCCGGTTCATTCACTGGCGATGCGAGGATAACCCGATACTGACACCGGAACGGCTGGCTGATATCGAGAGGGCCTGCAAGAAAAGCCCGTTCCTTTACAAGCGGGACTGGCTCGGTGAACGGGTGATCCCGGAAGGCGTTATTTACTGGATGTTCAACCCGGACAAGCACGTATTGAACAAAATTCCGGAAAGGTTCACTCCGATTGAGGCTTTCGTGGCAGGTGACGGCGGGACAACCGATGCAACGAGCATCGGCTTTTTCATTGTAGCAGCGGAGAATGTAGGTCCGTTTACAAGGCCGCAGAATTACACGCTGTTCATGGTCGGCAACTGGCATTATGACGGCGGTGCGATGGCGATGAGTGACCAGGCGAAACATATCTGCGGAGAATACCTGCCGTATATGCGGAACAAGTACGGAATGCGGGAATCGGACGTGTATATCGACCCGGCTTGCAAGGCTTTACGATTGGAGATCGAGAAGTTCGGCATCATGACCAGCGGCGCAGACAATAATGCGCACGATATAAAGGGATCGACGAAGGGCCTGATGTGCGGTATCGAGATGTTGCAATCGTCCATCAATGACGGGCGGTTTTATCTGGTCGAGGACGAACGATACGGCACGGAGCCTTTCATCAAAGAAGCAGGACTGTACTGCGTAAATGAAAAAGGCGAGCCGGTTGATGCTTACAACCACGTCATGGATGCGACAAGGTACGGTCACAACCATTATGCGAAAACCTACGGATTGTGGGGATGATCATGTTAGAGAAACTGAAACAAAGGTGGCGAAACTGGATGCAAAGAACGGGAGCCAATACCGGGCTGGCCCGGGAGTTCAAGAGTGTATTTGAGTTGGGCGGGGTTCCTGCTTTCAACCAGTATTACGAGTTCGGCATTTTCATCTGGAAATGGTTGTACAGGGGCTTCTATAAGCTGTGGCACCTGATCCCGGCTCCGACCATTGCGAACCCGAAGAACACACGAATGATGTTCAGGCTGAACACAGCGAAAGCGATCTGTGCGGAAATGGCATCGCTCGTTTGGGGCGAGGAATGCACGGTCAATGTCACCCGGGACGGCTTCGAAGCAACGGATGATAATCCCGATCCGCTGAACGAGTTCGTGCAGAAAGTATTCGGCGAGAACGCACTGAAGGAAAAGATGCAGGAAAGCATAGAGCAGGCCCTGGCACTCGGCGGTTCCGCAATGAAGGTATACGCAGACATTCAGCGGGACAATGACGGCAACGAAATTCCCGATACCCGGAAGATCAATATCGGGTACGCAATGGCCGACCAGTTCATTCCGACCGCATGGGATAATGCAAAGGTCACGGAAGGCCTGTTTATCAGCCGTATTGCGAAGGGCGGGTATTATTACACCCGGCTTGAATGGCACAGGTGGAACGGCCTCACATACACGATTACGAACGAATTATACCGATCTGAAATGCGGAAGGGTGCAGCGGAAGGCGAAGACCAGGACATTCTCGGAGTCCGCTGGCCTCTGGCTGACATTTATCCTTACCTTGAGGAAGAAACGGTCATTCCGGTATCGGAAAGCCTGTTTACGTACTGGAGAACGCCGATTGCGAACAATCTGGATGATAACTCCCCTCTCGGCATGAGCGTTTACGGAAACGCACTGGAAACACTTCATGCTCTGGATATCTGCTATGACTCTTTCGTAAGTGAGTTCCGGCTCGGCAGGAAAAGGATCATCGTCCCGGCAAGGTGCATCAAGACGGTTGTGGATCCTGTTTCCGGAGTTCCTATCAGATACTTCGACCCGAACGATGAAGTGTACGAAGCCCTGGCAACGGATACGGCTGAAGACCTGCATATTCAGGATAACAGCGTGGAGCTGCGGGTGGAAGAGCACGTTTCAGCGATCAACGCTTTCCTGTCCATCCTCTGCCTGCAGACCGGCTTCTCCGCTGGCACGTTTACTTTTGACCAGCACACCGGCCTGAAAACGGCGACCGAGGTCGTTTCCGAGAACAGCAAAACGTATAAGACCATCAAAACGATCCAGAACCAGCTCGCCCCGGCAATCGAGCATCTGGTGCGGAATATCATCGATGTGGCTATCCTGTACGAGATGGATTACGAGGGCCAGAGCATCGAAAGCCTGGCATCCGGAGGCTATCATGTCAGCGTTACCTTTGACGATGGCGTGACACAGGATCGGCAGACGAGCATCAACGAAGGCGTAATGCTGGTCGGAGCCGGGCTGCTGTCGAAGTATACGTTCCTCACAGATCGCAAGTACGGCCAGGGACTCACCCCGGAGCAGGCTGAGGAAGAACTGAAGCGGATCGCAGAGGAAAACAGAACGAACGGGGTTGTGGTTGACCGGATATTCGGCGGGATGGAGTGATTAGATGAACCCTCGCTGGATTGAGGAAATGTCATGGCGAATGGGAGAAGTGTACGGTGCTGTTGTAGACCGCATCCTGATAAACCTCGCCCGGCATTTCCCGTACATCGCCGAAGGCATGACACCCGGCGGCAGTTGGGAATACCAGATCCGCAAGCTGGCGGAACTTGGACAGGTAACAAGGGAAACCGAAGCAATTATCCTTGAAAGCATGAAAGGTGCGGATGCAGCACTTGCTGACCTGCTGGAAGAAACCATCCGGGAAAGCATCAAGAAGGTCGAGCCGGACTTAAGGAAAGCCGCAGAAAAAGGGCTGCTGCTCGGCGAAGGCTTCCTGCCTCCGGAAACCGCACCGAACATGACGCAGGCGTTCAAGGCGTTCTATCAGCAATCAGCGGATAAACTGAACCTTGTTAACACCGTCATGCTGGAAAGCACACAGCAGGCGTACCGGGCAACGGTTGCTGATATCGCCGTCAGGATGGAACGGACACAGGACATCCTGAACACCGCAACGGGGGAAGTGGTTTCCGGCGTTTCCTCATTGAATCAGGCTGTCCGGGATGCGGTGCAGAAAATGGTTGATAACGGCATTACCGGATACATCGATCACGGGGATCACCATTGGAGCCCTGAAGCGTATGTCACGATGGATATCAGGACAACGCTGGCGAACACCGGCAGGGCGGCGGTCTGGGAGCAGATGGAAGATTATGGTGATGACCTGTATGTTGTTTCATGGCATGACGGGGCGCGGCCTTTGTGCTACCCGTGGCAGGGAAAAGTGATTTCAAGGTCAGGATGGCGAGGCACGGTAAAAGACCTTGACGGGAACGATGTGCAGGTATACGCGGAAGAAGACACGACCATGAATGAACCGGCGGGCCTTTTTCAAATTAACTGCGGTCATTACCCGATTCCATTTATCCCCGGCTTCAGCAAACCCCGCCAGCCGGAACAGACAGAGGAACAAAACGCCAAAGAGTACGAACAGAGTCAGGAACAGCGAGCTCTTGAACGGAAGTACAGATACGCAAAACGGGATCTGATGACGGCGAAGGCCAGGGGTGACGAGGAAGAAATCGCCCGGCAGAAACTGCGGGTCAAGAACGCCCGGACGGAACTCAACGATTTCTGCGAGGACACCGGACGGGCGAGAAGGTCAGCAAGAGAACAGACACCGATCAAGGCTGAATGGCCTGACGAATGAGAAAGGAGGTCAAAACATGGAATGTAAGCACGGAGCAATCCTCGAAGTGGAGGGCGGAACGAAATGTTTGCTGTGCGGTGCGTTTATCCCTGCGGTAAACGAGCAGAAACAGCCCGAAAACCCACCTGCGGATGAAGGAAAAGGAAAATCTACAGGCAAAAAGAGAACTGCTAAAAAGGCCGTTTAAAGGAGGAAAAACGATATGGACATGGCAAGCCTTGTAAAACCTGAGTTTATCCCGGAAAACGGTGACCTCTGGCCTGCAATCAGCATCCTGCACGGAGCCGGTGAAATCCTCGAACAGGCGAACCGTGCTGCGGATGATGAAGTGAAACGTGACTTGATCTCCGCTGTGCGGAAGAACCTGCAGAACGTGATTGATGCTCTTGCGGAGCCGGAGCAGGAGCCGGAAGAAGACGAATAATCAAGTAACAGTCAAGTAAAACCAACTTGATGAATAAGCATCCGAAAGGGTGCTTTTTTCATACCAATTACGCCGTGAAGGTCGGCGGTAAACAACTTCGGTTCGTCCATCGTCAGGACGGAAAGAAAGGACGGAAAAATGGCACTTTTCAAAAGGGCTGATCTGAAAGCTCAGGGATTCTCGGACGAGCAAATCGAGTACATCATGACCGAAAGCGGACGGAGCCTGTCTGCGAATTACACTTTGACCAGCGATGTGCAGGCAAAGATTGATGAAGCGGTACAGGCGGCGAAACCGCAGGAGATTGATGTAAAAACCACGCCGGAATACGCAGAACTCCAGCGGGAGCGGGATATGCTTCGAGCTATTGGCGGAGATGATTTCGCCGGAGTCAAACCAAAGTTCCGGGAACAGGTTTTCGGGATGCTTCAGACCGGGAACGATGCAAAGCCCGTCAGCGAACAGTTGACCGGCATCCGGGAGAAGTACGAGGAGTATTTCATCCCACAGGAACAGCCCGCACCGAAGCCACAGTTCGGTTCCCCAGATAAAGGCAAAATGCCCACCGGAGAACAGGGCGATGCGGCAAAAATCATTGACGTATGGGGTTTTTCCCCGAAGAAGTAAACAGAAAGGAAGAATGAAAAATGGCAGTTGTGAACTATGCTGCGGAATATTCCCGCGCTCTTGCGAATGCGTACCCGTACCTGTCCTATTATGGCCGGATCTGGGCCTCCAATAACAGCAATCTGTATAAGCCCGGCCTCGGAAAGACCATGTACATCCCGTCTCTTGAGGTTGCCGG